TCCACAGCATGAGCACCTACCGTTACCTGACGCTTGCGTCAGCCGATTGCGTAGCGGGCCGGAAGATTCATGTGAAGAACAGGGACAACTCTGAGTATATTTACATCCAAACAGAAGGGAGCGAGAACATCGACGGTTCTAGCTCTATCATAGGCACTCAGACTGCCAGAGGATCAATTACTTTAATAGCTGACGGGTCAAACTGGTTTATTCTTAACAAGTATTCTACCTAAGAAAATAGTTGAACCCCGACCCTCCACCCCTTACGTTGCCCCCGCATATGGCTAAAATCGAACTATCCGACAACGAACGCCGCGCCTTGGTGCAGCTCATCGATATCGCAGTAAAAGCTGGCGGGCTTAACGTGGCAGGCGCAGCAGCACAACTGGCTGCTAAGTTTGCTGTTGATGAACCACAGCTTGAAGCGGTTGAATCCCCTGAAGGGGAAGATTCATAGGGTTAAGCACCACGCTTAACCACTTGAAATCCAGCCCTGTTTGAATATACTCGACAGGTGCCTGTATCTAGGAATCAGCCCAGCCCACAGAGGCAGTCGGTCCTCTCTTTCGTTTCACCGAAGGTAGCGGACCTTCTGTTTTTTGAGACGGTTGATGCGCAGAAGATTGGTAATAGTCCGGCAGAAATAGAGGCTAACCTTCCTGCTTACGGAACCGCACACCCGGACAAGGCTAATTTCCCAAACCACATATTGTGCTTCATCAAGCAGGCCGATTCCAACGGCCTGATGTATGAGTATTATTACGTCACGGATAGAAAGTCCCAAGACGAATACAACTTTGAGTATTCTCAAGCCGACCTTGGCGGGAACAAATACGATACCGTTATACGGACTTACATTCGACTTCGCAGTCCTTTGACTGTGAATGAAGTTGCTCTAGCTGGATTTAATGACGTTGCAGTAGCCCTCGGGACAGACACAACTCTACATCACACAGATAACCCCAAAGCGGGAGATCTTATGCCTGATATTCCTGCTGATCAGTTTGATCAGGCGTATCGTCTGTTGACTAGACAGCAGCGCAGGATTGGGCAGCAAGAGCTAGATAGCCTGTTTGTCGTAGAACAAAGGACGTATTTCTTCCCCGTAGATATTGTATCTCAAGCCCTTGATCAAGCTACTGGCGGTGTGCTGGAGACCAAAGTATCTTTGTTTTATAGGACACAAGATTACGATTACGGGGGCGGCACCGAAGCTATCGAGACTGCCGCAGACAACCCCCAACGCTGGGGTCTCACTACGGCTGGCGTAAATAAAGAAGTCCAACAGCTCAGTGAAGATTGGTTCCAAGTTACTGCTCGTGATGTTATCCCAAGTAACTCTGGTGATTCACACGAGAGCAGCAAACTTGTTCGTCAATACTTTACGAATCGTAACTTCACATGGCCATCAGTAGTTGGGGCCTTAGAGTTTACCAGCATAGAAGCTAAGAATGGTTCTAGCAGAGTGTCTGTTGTTGTCCGCAACAAAGACGGCAAGGACGGGTTTAGCGGGCCAACTAAGATGGAAGTGTTCCAGTATTGGAGATTAACTCCTTTTTCAGATACGGAACTAGACAACGCTAATTTTAAAATTGATTTCGACCCTATGGGAACAGGGTCTATTACAGACCCCAAGTCCTTTAGAACCTCTTCTGCTACATACTCAGGGGCGCAGTTTGGTGTGAGCGTTCGCAACGTCCTCACTGAAGCTATCACCCTTACTGACTTTATTGGCACAGGGCACCCTGTGTTGAAGCTGGGTGAGTATGGTTTCCCGAAACCTTGGTGTAAGGCATCAACCCCAACGGATTGGCCTACTTCTGCTTTTGTTGCTTCCGCAGATCAAAAACCTTTCAGGGGTGGGTATCTTCTCGAAGTTGTTAAAGTCTACCCGCCTGCTACCTAGCGATGGCTCTTGTTGCATTAGACCCATTACCGCAGTTCGACGGACCTCAAGGGGTCACAGTTGCGGGAGACTTTTCAGCTACGTCTGAAAACTTTGAAGACCCCCACGTTCTCAAGCTGCACAAGCCGCATGCGTTTGCGTTGATGCACGGGGACGGCGGGGCGAAGATTGCTTATGGTGAGTTTGTTTGGAGGCTTAACCTTTTTAAATTTAATTTCGATTCTTCAGCAGCAAATAGAGCAACGGCAGTGGGTCTTAGTGGCGGTAAAGGTGACGCATCTATAAAAGGTTTTAATTCAGCGGTGGTTCCTACCATCGGAGATAAAGATGGCCCTGCCATGGACCCCGACATACCAAATGTCTATCATCAATTAGATGATTATGGGGAAGTCTACTTGTATTGGAAAATAGAGCCAGATTTGACTGAGTTTGTTACTGAATGCTTTATAGAAGTTGTCGCAGAGGGGGCAACAGGAACCGCTACTTCAGACATACCCTCTTTACCTGTTGGTAGAGATGATCATCTCCCTGTGAAACAAGGGGTGCCAGACCACGGGGCTTTGGGTGAGGGGGTTTACCGATTGAAGCTAGGTAAGGTAATTGAAGGAGAATTGATTGAGCAGAACATTTCAAGTGATGTGTTTTGGTCTTTTACTCTTGTCGAAAGAGACGACTTTCCTTTTGTCGCGTGATGTTCAGCTTTTCTAAGGACGCTTTTCAAAGCGCAGGGGAAAACATTGTTTTTAAAGAAAAAAGAGTTTGTTTAATCTCTCCTTCAGACTTTTTACTCCTTACTTTGCCAGAACCAGAAATACGCAAAACGGCCCGCTATGTTTATAAACACGGGCTAGAATTCAATACACTCCCCGTGCTAAAGGCCGCCCACGAAGAGGATGCCTTGGGGTGGGTCGCATGGTCTAACGGACGCCACCGCTCTCGTGTTCTACGCAAACATTATTGGCCCGCGATGCCTGTATTGTTGTATTTGTATCGGCATAGGACTGACACCCGCCCTTGGCCCACGCTTTTAAAGGCCCACCCCCAAGCCCTCGACCCTGATTACTGCATCCCGTTTCCTGCTCCTTGGCCCTAATCTTGACGTTTAACCCCTATTTTGATAGCGTGGGTTATGGCCACGTTGACTGTCCAAGGGGTAACTGACGCCCTCCAATCTGTGTGTGGGTCGCCCGCAGCGCAGGGAGATACTGGTGCCCCACAGTTTAGAAAAGAACTGAACCTCGCCCTACCCCGCCTCTACAACATGGGGCTGTGGCGGGATCTTTTGTTTGAACACGTTGTATCTACTTCTGACGGCACCTTCACGATCCCCGATCATGCAGAATCTGTAATTGCGGCTTTGCTCGACCCAACTGGCGACACTGTAGATTATTCTTACCCACAAGAAATAAGATCCCAGTTCCATGATTACAACATCGTGGGCCGAAACGACCGTGCTGGTGAGAACACGCTGGCTGCTTTTGGTATTGTGGACGATGGGTATGCCCCATCCCAGAACGAGTTAAAACCGATAGCAGACCTCTCTCCGGCTTCTCAAGGTTATTATCTAATCATCACCCCATCTTTCCCTGATCTTTCTCTTCCCCCCACTGTATCAGATTCTCGTAAAGTAACTGTTGTTTTTAAGGTAAAAGCGGGAACTAAAACAGAAACATTTAATCTTAACAGCCAACAATTTTTAGCGGGGGCAGACTCAGATGTTTCTGAGATTTTAGAAGTTAAAACAGGAGGGGTCGATCTTGGGCAAGAAGTAAAGGTTGTTGCATATTATGTAACGACTAATCCTGTTGACCAAGAATTAACTCTCAGTGGAACTACTGTTAAACAAGGAGGTGGCACAGGTTCAGGTAGTTCAACAACAACAATAACTGTTCCTGTAACCGATGCCTCGTCTGTTAAAGAAGGGGACTTTATATCTTTTGATAACTGGGATTCCGTAAGCGGGGTGGATATTTCTGCTGTACCAAGTTTGTTTGTAGTGAGTGGCGTAGACACAACATCTACGCCACACAACATATATGTTGCTAGGTCAACTTCAGCCGCAATAACTTGGAACCTTGTGGGGGCAGATGGGGCAAGCGGTAAAATTTACCACTACGACACGACTCAATTAGCCACAGTCCGTCAGCCCAACAAAGTGAGTCGTTATCGTCGGTATAGAGTTGATGCAAATAATCAAAAAGCATCTCTTCGTCTTTTACTAAAGCGTAAGTTTGTTCCTTTGTTAGATCAAAACGATCTTGTCTACGTTTCTAGTCTTCACGCAATCAAGCACGCTATGCTCGGCAATATTGCCGAAGAGAACGCAGACCTTGAGAGAGCCAACTACCATTGGAGCGTTTGCCGGAATGTCCTCGACGAACAACTAGACGCCCATCGCGGTGCGGCGAAGCCTACCGTAAAATTTGACCCTTCTGGTGTGGGTGCCTACACCTCCAACATGATGTAACCCCTAATTCAATGATCGAATACATTACAGAAAACGCAGAGCAACTTCTGCAAATTGCAGCCAGCGTTATTGCGGTGGCCTCGCTTGTCGCAACCATGACTCCGAACGAATCGGACAACAAATGGGTTCAGCGCATTTCAGGCGTTGTTAGCTGGCTCGCCCTTAACGTGGGTAAGGCTAAGTCTAAGTGAAGACATTCTTCCAACTGCTAACTGCTGCCCTTCAAGCCTATGTTGAATATGTGCGACTGCAACGAGACAGACATCTCGACGCTCTCGAAGATCGGCTTGATGGCCTTGCTTCCATTGGTGACCCTCATAGTAAGCTGCTCATGGAGCGGGTCGCAAAGCGCATCAAGCGCGAACGCGAGCGCATTATACGATCCGCCAACAGTGACGCTGATTGAAGGGCAGTCTTACCAGTTCAAGGAAGGCGTTCTTGTTGGGCGTAAAGACCATAAATTCCACAGCGACTACAGTTATCGTCGTGCAGTGATCATTGGGGAGAAGTAAATGGACACAAAGTTTCTAGTTTCTCTCGGTGTCGGCCTTGCTGTTCAAGCGGCGGGCATCGTCTGGTGGGCTAGCAAGCTCCAGAGTGAGGTCCAGCACAACGACTTCCAGATCCAAATGATCGCTAAGGATGTTGAAAAGCACGCGATCTTTGTTCGTGATTGGCCCGCTGGAAAGTGGGGGAGTGGATCTTTGCCAGACGATGTGAGGCAGAACCTTAAAATCGGAGAGCTGGAGCAACAAGTAGACCAGATTATGGCCAAGCTCTACAACCGTGATCCTCTAAGCAACATAGGCGAATGATCAACACCCGAATCTTCGATTCCCTGATCGGAATGGCGGCACCCGTCATCGGGCTGATCACCAGCATGCAGGAGCAGTTTGAATACTGGCTTCGGGTGGGGTCGCTCATCGTAGGCATCGCTGTGGGGCTGGCTTCACTTTACCGGATCGTTAGAAAATGAAAGTAGGCTTGGCAGTTGGACATTCCCGTTTGGGAGATCAGGGAGCCTACACAACGGGCAGCTACATCCTCTCGGAGTGGGATTTCAACCGCGATATCGTCCGGCGTATTTCCAGCGTGTTGTCTGTTGATTACAAAATCTACGACCAATACCCCGCCAAGAGCTACGTAGGTGGGATCAACTACTTAGCTCGTAAGCTGGTCGAAGACGACATCGACGCAGTCATTGAGCTGCATTTTAATTCCGCTGGTCCGTCAGCCTCTGGGCACGAATGGTTGTATTGGCACACCAGTAAAGGCGGCAAGAAGTTCGCCACTATATTGAGCGATGAAATGTCCGCGTCCTTTCCTGACATGAAAGCCAGAGGGGCGAAGCCAAGGACACGTAATCAACGCGGCTCTTACTTGCTGCGAAAGGTGCGCCCCGTAGCTGTGATTGCTGAACCATTTTTTGGGAGTAACGAGGAAGAGTGGGACAACATTAACCACAATCGCGGGGCCTTGGTTGGGGTCTACGCCCGCGCGATTGAAAAATTTGCAGAAGGATGAGCGTCCCCAAAAGCATAACTATGGGTGGTATTCGGGTCCGAATCCGCTTCAGAGATCTAGGCGACGACGACTGTTACGGGGTGTATTCCCACCGCCGCAAATTAATTGAGATAGACAAAACACTGAAAGGGAAAGATCTCATCGAGACGATTCGCCATGAGATGGTTCACGCGGCGTTAGGCATTTCCGGTCTCGCTTACTGTGAGACATATGAAGAAGAAGCCATCGTTCGCTGCATGGATGAGATATTTTTTCCCGCTTGGAACAGATTCACGAAACGATTCAAAGATAATTAAGAAATGCCTGAAGGACCAAAAACAGCATTAGTGAGCCCTTTTAAACCCGCTTTTAGTATTGATAAGCTTATGGAAGAGCTTTGGGCAGAAGAGGTCGGCCCTTACAAAGAGAAAATCAAGAGACCTTACAAAGATAGTAAGGGCAAATGGACTATAGGTGTGGGCCATTTAATTGGCGACGGTTCTCAAAAAGCTTACGAGGAATCTGACTTTTATAACAAATCTCTCACCGATAAAGAGGTTGTAGATCTGGCCCGTAAAGACTCAGGCAAAAAAATTAAACTCGTCTTGGATAGGTTTGGGAAAGGTTTCTTTGATTTCCAACCAGAGCTGCAACTTCAGATTGTGTCTTCGTATTACCGTGGAGGGCTCCCCGGTTCCCCTAAAACCTTAGAACACATGGCTAAAGGGGAGTTCGATTTAGCATCAAAAGAATTCCTAAATAATGATGAATATCGTGAGTCTCTTAGAGATAAGACGGGGATCGCCCCTCGGATGATGAAACTATCTAAAGCTCTCGCACAAGAGCATGCGGTAAGAGGACAAAAAAAAGGGGGAGAGGACAAAAATATAAGTTTCCCCGAAGCGGTAGAACGGGCTCTTAACCCTTAGAGATATGCCTAAGAAGAAATATAAGTCCCGTGTTAATGAAGCTGGCAATTACACTAAGCCCTCTCTGCGCCGTCGTTTGTTTAATGAGATCAAACGGGGCACAAAAGGAGGTAGAGCAGGCCAGTGGTCGGCTCGCAAAGCCCAGTTGTTAGCGGCCCGCTACAAAAAAGCAGGGGGCGGATACAGAGATTAGACCCATGAAAAAGTTTAAACCACATACCATGTACGACAAATCAGGTAAGGCTTATAAAGCCGACACCTATAAACAACATCTAGACATGCAGAAGAAAGGATACACCCATACTAAACCTAAAGATAAAAAGGGGGCTAAAAAAAGAGCCCGTAAACTTTTGAAAAAGAAGTCTGGTTACTAATGGCTAGAAGAGACCCCCAGAAATCACTAGCGCGTTGGACAAAACAAAAGTGGCGCACTTCTGATGGCAAGCCCAGCAAAGGGAAGAAAAGGTATCTTCCCGATAAGGCGTGGGCCGCTCTTACGTCTGCTGAGAAAGCAGCCACTAACCGCGCTAAAGCCAGAGGAAATAAGGCGGGCAAGCAATTCGTTAGACAACCCAAATCGATTGCTGCTAAAACCCGCCAGTTTAGGGTTTGAGTCAATTCCGACAACTTAAGAATCGTTTTGTCTTGTTCCACCCGAACAAAGATGACGTTGCTGAAGCTTTTCGGAGATCTCAGTCTTTAGGGGTACCCCCCAGCTCCTATACTAAAGGCATAGGGCGGATGACTGGTTTTTTAGGGGAGGTGGCTTTTGGTAAATATGTCGAGTCTTCAGTGCATGTTGGGGAACAATGCTTTACTCACGATTACCTCTACAATAATAAGAAAGTAGATGTTAAATCTAAAACCTGCACCACAAAGCCCCGACTCCATTATTTAGCGAGCGTAAATTCGTACGCTAACAAAGAGCCCCAAGCAGACCTTTATTTTTTCACTAGGGTCCACAAAGACTTGTCCAAAGTCTGGTTATTAGGTTGGGCCAGTGTCCACCATGTCACTAAAAAGAAAAATTTTAAAAGCAAGGGTGAGACAGACGAACATGGGTTCACTTATCTTTGCAACGGGTATCATTTGCAGATCAGGTCCCTGCGCCGACCGGACTCCTTTGAGTCATCGCGTCGATGTCGAAAGAAGGATCAAGATTGATCTCCCATAGTTTGCCTCCCCCTTTGCCCCTCGATTTTACTGGCCTGAGATGGGGGTTATTCTTGCCCGCTTCCTCCAGAGTAGCCATCCCACGCCTGACGAATTCCAGATTGTTGGACATCCCGACATTCCGGCCATTGTTAAAATCGTGGACCGCTACTTGGAATTCTGTAAGAGTCCCCTTCCAATGAGTCATCGTGTCGTTGAGTTCTCTGCACCTTTTGACGAAGAACTCGACGAGTTCAGCAATGGTGCTGCGGCTGCTATTGTCGTAAGCGGCGTCAGCTATAGTAGTGTCTATAAAAGACTTCACTCCGAATCGGCCAACGTCTTCAACCTCTTTGGGTATAGACCAGTCCAGAAGGAATCGAGCGAAGTATGGTAATTCGTCTTCGATGGTCTTCTCAAGGATGGAGTTTCTCGGGAAATCACTAGTCGCCTCATTGCTGATCCTAAGAGCCATTAGCTTATCCCTGTTGCTGCTGTCCAGAGACGGGATGACGGACAAACTGTTAATGTCCATATTAAGAGACATGACCACCCTCCCTGTCCAAGGGATTGACATCGCGTCCGCATATTTTGCCTGATACTCAACTCGGGGGTTAGCCACCGCTCTTTTGATTAGTTCGGTAGCCTTTCTTTGGTCCTTGAAGGAGGCTGCTGATGTAGTGTCGTCAATGACCCACGCAGCTACACGCCCCAAGTCTTTGTTGAATCTGGTCTGCCCCGACAGGTAGTCGGAAGCATCAGCGTAGCCGCCCACAAGGCCGCTAATCACCCTGTTTGACAGGAGAGACTTACCTTTGTTGGTGGGCCCTACCAAAAGCAGGGCCTGCCCTTGAACAAACTCGCGGTTCAGAACCGATTCGTAGAACCTCTTAAGCCAAGAGTAAAAATAGTGTAGGGCGGGTTGCTCGCCGTCTACGAACAGTTGGTTTAGCCAACAATGCAGGAAAGGCCATTTAGAGATGCACCCATCACTATCAGGCTCAACTGGTTTTATATTCGAGCAATTGAGGATACGGTGGCCGTTGTAGGAAACCACTCTGTCAGAAGAGAAGACAACAGGGGCTATCTCGTCGATACGGTTCTGGTTGCTTACCGTGAGTAAAGCTCCTTCGACTTCCGACAAAGGCTGGTTCTTTCTTGGGCGGGGGGAGAACCCTGCCTGTTTCAGCTCAAGTATCAATTGGTCCTTGGGTATAGAGACCGCGCTCTCAAAAAGAACCTTGAAGAAACTACGCCCGTTGAACCAATACTCATCGAGGAGCCCCGCTAGTTTTCGTTCTTCGTAGTCCTTGACGAACCCCGCACCAAATATGTCTTTCCATGACATGAACCCTTTCCCTGCCCTGTCGCTGTAGCAAACGATGCCATCCTCGACTACCTGACATCCATCACGATTTATACCATCGTCGATCCAGAAAAGAGGGCCGCGAGAGCCTATCTCAAAATCTCCTACCCATCTGTTGGGGAATCTTTCCTCTACTTCTTCTGCGACGACATTTATGGGGATGGATGTGTCGTTGGATTGTGGAGGCCTGTCTGATATAGTCTTAGCGAGTGCTGCTTGGACGATATTGGGGGACAGGAGCCCATCTACTCTTACCCAGTCTTCCCCTAACTCAAAATATTGATTTGCTCTCAGTGACGAGCTATCGAACCCCGCAAACAGCTTATCCAATTGCAGGGTTTTAAGCATGTTCGCCATGAATGTATCAAACATGTCGGGGTCCACGGGTATGGGCTTATCGAACTCCCATACTAAACGGAGGTATCCCGACTGCGTCTTCGATCTCCACGTAGGTTTTTTATCTTTAGCGCATTTAGATTTGAGATCCCCGTCGATAGAAGCCCAGTTGACTGAGGCGTCGTAATCAGCCACCACACCATAGATCTTGTGTACGGGGTTGTCGTTGCTGATTCGTTTAGAGGGGGCGCGCCCTTCCAATGTAGAATAGAAGACATGGTCTGTGGAAGAGTCCGCACACCATTCTCGATAGTCTGCCTTAGTTTTGAACGCTGGTTTTGTCTTCTTAAGTTTACTGAGGTCGATTGTTTTATGGGCCGTATGGTCGCGGAGATTTTTGATATATCGGTATTTCATTTTTGGTAGTGTGTGAGAATTTGTCCTTCCGCCGCTAGAGGGATGTCAGGTATCCATGTCGGCGGCGTAGACATGATGCTGATAGTTTTTTCGAGGGTTTCCTCGGCTTCGTCGCATGAGCATTCAATGATGACTTCATCGTGAACATGGAAGATTATCCGTATGCCTTCGTCTTCCAACCTAAGAAGCATATCGGAAAATATGTCTCTGGCCAGACCTTGCGACAGATTTTCCGCCACAACGCCGCCCCATAACTTCATTGGGAGGCGTTTGCCGTTGCGGCTGATCTTCGCTTCATGCCCTACACGGCCCTTCTGTTTGACCAGTCTGGTGAGGCCGTATTTTATCTTCCTTCCTGAAGGTAGGGGTACTTCATAGGGTACGCGTGTGTTGTAGCATGACCGGATGTTCTTGTTGATGGTCCTCCAAAATCTGGGGATGGCCGATAATCTTCCCCGGTAGAGATCAACAGCGGCCTTAGCTTCCTCTTCTGGCATGTTGTACATCTCAGAAAACTTCTTAGCCCCCGCCCCATAACCACAACCCAAGACAATAGCCTTAACTTTGTGGCGTAACTTTGGGTCTCTTTCTTTTAGTGGGCCTTTCTCCGGTTCCCATAGCCCCATCCTCACCGCGAACGCCTCGTAGATATCATCTGTTTTAGATATCTCAGCTAGTGTAGCCTGATCCTCTGCGAGCCAACACAAAGTCCGCACCTCGATCTGTGACAGGTCCACGACAACCAACTTCTTACCTTCTGGCGCACAAATCATGTGGCGCAGATTAACCCCGAACATTTCATCACGGGGCAGGTTCTGTAAGTTAAGGTTGCCACCGCTCCCAGAGAACCGTCCAGTGTGCCCGCCCCAGTACATCAGCCCGCCGTAGTAACGGCTATCTGGAAGGGTCGCGTAGTCGAAGGCCTCTAGCTTCTTTTTAATTGCGTTTATTCGCCTCCAGCTAGTCACAGCCTCAATCCATTTATATTTGTATCCGTTCTGTCTGAGCCATTCTTGAGCATCGACATCGGATTGTGCGAGGGACTTTGGGGGCTCTATACCAAGGTTCAGGCACTCTTCGTCGAATGCAGCTCTACTTAGGAGAGGTTTTTCCCCTGCCCAAGGTATGTTGCTCTCCGCATCGAAAAGCCTTTGGTTGATGATCTCTAGCTGTTTGGCTAGAAGATCTGTATCCATGGGCAGCCCCCTTTGAATGATTCTGCGGTTAGTCAGGCTAATGAGCTTCTCAGTATCAGGCCACTGGTCATTATACTTCTGCCAAAGTTTGAGACACAGCTCAGAGTCCTTCAGGGCATACTCACTTACTTCCTTCTGGAACTCCTCTGTCATGTTCTCCCATCGCTTCGCCGCCATGTTGTCGCGGGTAGTTTTGGATATCTCCAGATCAAAGGCTTCCGCTGTCGCGTTCTTCAGGGCGCGGGGGAGCCCACAAGCAGCGGCCATGTCAGCGGTGCAGTGCCACTCTGCGAAGTCAACTTTCGGCCACCAGTCTTTCTCTACTCCAAAGAAATAGAGCGTTTCGTCGAAGGACGCATTGTGGGAGAGAACGCGGTTCCCTTCAAGTAAACCCCAGTCAAAATCTTTGGGGTGGCCAACAAACTCGTAGCCGTCGTCGCCCACGACAGACACCATATAAGCGTCGAAGTCGGGGTGGGAAAAATAGCCCAGCGGGCCTAGCCGCTTGATTGAGCAGCTCTTGTCATAATAGGACTCAAAGTCCAAGGCATAGGTTTCCATCTAATCATAAAGAAAAAGCCCACCCCGATGGAAAATGGGTCGGGGTGGGCTATTAAGGGTGTTAGGAGTCTATTGGTAACTCCATTTGAAGCTCTTCCGACTTTTCCAAAATAGCTTGTCTAATGACACGCAGTTTATGGAGCGTCAGCTCTGCTTCGTTTCGTTTCTCTTCCAGCTCTGAAATCATTGTTTCCAATGATGCGGCTTCTTCGGAAAGAACTGTGTTCTCTTCGGGAAGAGTTACTACAGGTAGGTCTGAGACGTTAGACATTACGCGAAGGACTCTACGAATGTTTTAACGGCCTCAGTCGGCTCGTCTTGGGTGATCCCCAGAGACGGCGCGAACCAACTGTATTTACCACGGCTTATCAAGGAGCTTCTGAACTCCCAGACCCGGTGCTGCAAAGAAGCCTTCGGGTTAAAGGCCGCGAATGTCGCCAGACGTTTGAACGTTTGGCGGTAAGCGTCCTTCGCTACGTTGATGCGACCGATTGCGTAGTTCTCTTCGCCAATAGCGAAGGGATACGCGGCCTCATCGTCGTTACCTTCCGGCTGACGGAACAGCAGGGTGATTTCAGCGAATTCGAGCATGTCGTATTCACTGTTCTGGTCGATTTGGTTGGCTTCCTCTTGCGTGTAAGCAATTTGAGGAATCTCATCCGAATCGTAGTCAATGTTCTCCCGCCACCCCTTAATGACGGAAAGAACAGTAACAGGGACCGGTTGGTCCGCTTCAGCAAGGGTATGCTGTTTGTCGAGCACCACAGCCCCCAAGGGGGCCTCGATGTCCGATGTCTTTTGCACCACGTTAATACGAGGTACGTCGATATCGCTGGAAGCGATGGTGATGCCACTAGCGTTGCTGGTGGCGAGTTCCGAAGTTGGAACTTCTGCGATGGTAGTGTCTTGTTTCTTACTCACTGTTTCTTGTTTCCTGTTTCTCTGTTTACTGAATCGCGATTCTGAACCGCTCTTCAAGGCGCTGGATAATGCCTGCTTCGTCGCAAGCGTCAATAAAATTCAACTCTTTTTCTCGCCTCCTCCCTTTCATCGCTTGAGCGCCAACGAGTTTTGCAATCTTTGCGAGGGGTAAATTAGCGGCTTCCAATAGGTCTTTAGCTTCTAGACCATGCTCTTCTGCTATAGACGCGAAGGTCTCGTTGTCTGTTATCTTTCGGGTGCGCCCCATTGAGCGTAGCTCCAAACCGTCGAGTTCTACGCCGTTTTTCGCCGCTTCGATTGTGCGCTCTTTGATACGAGTGGCCCAGTTCTCCACAATCTTGGCGATGTTGAAGAGTTCTGATAAACGCGCAGGGTCATCAATGTTCTCCAGATCCACATCAGGGATCGTGGAGTCGAGCTTCTTCGC